CACATGCAGTATCATATGCGATGTTAGTAGCACTTCATATGAATATACTGGGATGATTAAACTATTATTCAACTCGACGAACGAGAATAATTGATTTTCGTTTCTTCTTCTGTATTGCTATTTCGGTTAGGCTAGTGTTTGGACCACATAATATTTTAACATTCTTGTTCGTGAATACACGCTTGTAATTTTTAAATACATCCCATTCGTGTTTTAAAAAAAGATTGATTGGTATATTCCTACTAGATTCCCACCACCATGTTTCACCCAATTCTAAAAAATGCTTCTTTAATTCAGGTATTTCAATCATATCATAGTCATACATCGTAAGAATACTCTTGTCACGATTCATTATGATACCAATATATTCATCACCTGCGTATTGGCAGATTGATAAGAAAGGGTATTTCTCCTCTATTTTTTTTATTAGATCATCAGACATAGGTATTCAAGTATAAACTTTATTTAGTGTATTGAATTATATACTGATATTATTCAACTATATTAGTGCTAAATATTTTTACAGTCACAAGTCTTTAAAGGGAGTATAACGGTTAGGTTAGCAGAAATACAGAGATAAAAATAGTAAAAATAACAAGGAATCTATATGACAAAGAAACAAAGACGTTCTTTTCTCAGAGAACTAAAGCGGGGCAATTTAGATAATAATAATGCGCAATATTTAGAACAGGCACACGAAGTAGTAACGCTGATACAAGATTACACAACACCGAGGGTTAATGAACCATTAAGGGCATTGACACCAATGCAACAAACATACATAAATTCAATCAACGACAACTTAATTACATTCGGATGCGGACCAGCTGGCACTGGTAAAACATACGTATGCGGTGCATTGGCAGCAGAAGCATTAGCAAAGGGAAAAACAGAAAAAATAATAGTCACGAGACCAGTGCAAGAAGCAGGGGAAAACCTTGGATTTCTTCCTGGTGAATTAGAAGACAAGTTTGCACCATATTTTCAACCATTCAAGGATGTATTGGAAGAACGGTTGGGTAAAGGTCATGTGCAAGGATTGACTAAAGCTGGAAGAATTGAAGCATCGCCATTGGCATATATGCGTGGCAGGTCATTTAAAAATGCTTGGATTATATTAGATGAAGCACAAAACTGCACACCAATACAAATGAAATTATTTTTGACAAGGATCGGTGAAAACTGCACAGTTGTAGTCAACGGTGATGTATCGCAACGGGATATCAAAGGGCAATGTGGGTTAACAGATGCCGTAAAAAGATTAGACCATATCAACGCAGTTAAATTAATCACGTTTGAAAGAACAGATATAGTGAGGTCTGGTATTGTGCAAGAAGTAGTGGATGCATATGATGATTGAATAATCTGTCGTATTGTGTTATGATATGCAATAATGTTGGATATCATTTCATATTTGCCAAACAAACGAAAAAAATCTGCAAGCGGATGGATTTCGTTTAATGCCCCCTGTTGTATTCACAATGGTGAAACTCACGACACCAAAGGACGTGGTGGCATAATACAGGATGGTGATGGATGGATATACCATTGTTTTAACTGTGGGTTTAAGACAGGATTTATGATGGGGAAACCTGTTGGCATCAAAACTAGAAAATTATTAAATTGGTTAGGTGTCCCAGAAACAGAAATAGCACATCTTACATTGGAAAGTTTACGAAATAAGAGTATAGATGATATATTACATAATCGCAATGCGGTGTCTAGCAATGTATCATTTAATACGGTTGATTATCCATTAAATAGCAAGCAGATCACTGTATCTGATGTAAGGTTCGTTGACTATTTAGATTCCAGAGGATTGGATTATATGATGTATCCATATCATATAACACCAATGGATGGAGGTAGAAACGCCAATAGAATTATCGTACCGTATATGTACAAAGATAAATTAGTGGGTTATACTTCACGATTCTTGGATGATAGACACCCAAAGTATCTTAATGAACAACAGCCTGGATATATATTTGGGTTGGATTTTCAACGACCTGAATGGAATATAGCAATAGTTGTTGAGGGAGTATTTGATGCTATAAGTATAGACGGCATTGCAGTATTACATAATGAAATTAGTGAAGTACAAGCAATGCAGTTGAAACGAGTAGGAAAAGAGATCATAGTAGTACCAGACCAAGATAAAGCAGGGTTAAAATTAATAGACCAAGCATTGGATAATAGTTTTAGTGTTAGTATTCCATTATGGGATCAAGGCATTAAAGATGTAAATGATGCGGTTATTGAGTATGGTAAATTGGGAACATTGATGTATATAATGAAGTATAGGAAAACAAGTAGTATTAAGATAAAATTAGCAAAAAAGGCATTACAGAAACGAATCAATGAAAGAGTATAACAAAGAAATCCAAAAACTTTTTTTGGAAATGATGATGAATAATGCGGAGAGTTATGTGCGTGTTCAGAACATCTATAATGTAGCTAATTTTGATTTATCGTTGCAACCAGCTGCACAGATGATTGCCGAACACACTGATCAGTATAGCACAATGCCTGAACGAAAACAGTTGAAAGTAACTACTGGTATTGATCTACTGCCTATTGATGACTTGAATGATGGTCATTATGAGTGGTTTATGGAGGAGTTTGAAAGTTTTACCCGCAGGCAGGAATTAGAACGTGCTATTCTTGAAAGTGTTGATTTGCTAGAAAAGGGCGACTATGATCCAGTTGAGAAACTAATAAAGGATGCAGTGCAAATCAGTTTGACAAGAGATATGGGAACTGACTATTTTGATGATCCCAGGGCACGATTGGAAGCTATTAAATCTAATAACGGGCAGATAAGCACAGGATGGCCAACATTAGATAAAAAGTTGTACGGGGGATTTAATAAAGGAGAGCTGGAAATATTTGCCGGTGGGTCTGGGAGTGGAAAATCGCTGTTTATGCAGAACTTAATGGTTAATTGGGTTCAGAAAGGGTTAAATTGCGCATTTATCACATTAGAGTTGAGTGAGGATCTGTGTAGTATGCGGATGGATGCTATGATGACTGATACTCCATCGAAAAATATATTCAAAGACATTGGTAATGTTGAACTGAAAGTGAAAATGTTAGCGAAGCAATCAGGTGAATTAAGAATTAAATACATGTCAGCACAAAGTACGGTCAATGATGTTCGTGCATATGTCAAGGAACTGGAAGTACAAACCGGAATAAAGATTGATGCTATGTGTATTGATTACCTTGATCTGTTAATGCCAGTCACTGCTAAGGTAAGTCCTAGTGATTTGTTTGTCAAGGATAAATATGTTAGTGAAGAGATTCGCAATTTGGGAAAAGAATTGGGTATTATTATGGTTACGGCATCCCAGTTAAATCGTTGCCTTGCATTGGATACTATAGTTAAGCATGAACAAAAAGGTAATATACAAATACAAAATGTTAAGGTTGGCGATAAGATTAAGAATGCGACGGGGTATGTAACAGTTGGTAATATTTATGATATATCTGAACAAGAAGTGTACCGAATCACTACTGCATCTGGTAAAGTAATAGAGTGTTCTGCCAAACATAAATTCCCGACAAACAATGGATTAAAGGAGATAAACAATGGATTACAAGTCGGAGATAACTTATTGGTTGAAAAGATATAAAGGTAGCTACAGGGGATTGTATCATAATATTAAAAGGGAATCCCCGGAGTTTTTTCAATATGTAATGAATATGCCAATGGGAGTCACTTTTGCGGAGAAGCTATACCTTGTATTGCATAGTCGTAAGAAACCCTTGTGTAAACATTGTGGAGTTAATGAACTTGAATTCTTAGATATTCACCGAGGATACCGTGATTTTTGCAGTAGGAAATGCACTGCTAATTCGAAACAACGCAATGCAAAGCGTGCTGAGACTTGTTTGCATAGGTACGGAGAACAGCATTATTCAAAAACTGCTGATTACAAAGATCAATTCAAAGCAACTTGCATGGCGAGGTATGGGGTAGAAAACCCAGGACAAATAAAGGAAAATATTAAGACTAGGGCGCAGTCAAAAAAGAGAACATTTTTTGATAGGCTAGTTAATGAAGTTGCTGATAGGTCTATTCCAGAGTTTACATTTGTTGAATACAATGAAGTTAGGGAAGTGAAAAATTGGAAGTGTATGGGTTGCGATGGAGTATTCAAGAGTAATGTTTTTAATAAGTTACCATTGTGTCCGAAATGCCACCCAACAGCTAATTATGGTGGACAAAGCACAGTGGAAAAAGATATAATCGCATATATAAGAACAATCTACAATGGTGAGATCGTGGAGAACACTAGGGATATAATATCACCTAAAGAAATTGACATTTATTTACCAGCTATTAAGTTGGGAATTGAGGTATGTGGTGTATACTGGCATAGTGATCTTCGTAATCCAGATATATATTATCATCAGAATAAGTTTATTCAATGCCAAGAACAAAATATAACATTATTGACTATATTAGATTACGAGTGGTTTAAAAAGCACGATCAATGTAAAAATATGTTATTATATAGACTGTCAGACACGAATGAGCGTATTGGTGCAAGAAAGTGTGTTATAAAGCGCATATCTGCAAAGGAGGCACGTCCTTTTGTTGATAGCATACATATTCAGGGATTTAGACCAGCCACCTGTCATTATGGTATGTTTTACAACGATGCATTGGTGTCTTATATGTCTATTAGCAAGGATAGATTCGCAAAGACTGAGTTTAATGAGATAGTTAGGTTTTGTTCTAAGCATAATGTAGTTGGTGCGTTTTCTAAATTTGTTAGTAGAGTTAAGCAGGATTTTGGTACTGAAATTAAGTCTTATGTTGATCTTAGATGGGGAAATGGTAAAAGTTACGATCTGAACGGATTTAAGTTAGTGGATATATCTAAGCCTGGTTATTGGTATTATGTTGATGGGGTAATGTATCACAGATTATCCTTTACAAAGAAGAAGTTAATAAAAGAAGGTTATAGCAAAGATAGTACAGAATTTGAAATAATGAATAAAAGGGGTGCATTGCGCTTCTGGGATTGCGGAGTAAAAAAATATGAATTACAATGATGAAATAGTTAGTATAGAGTATATTGGTGTTAGGAAGACAATTGATATAGATGTTGAATCAAAAGATCATTTGTTTTATGCAAATGGAATATTAACGCATAATTCAGCGGTTGATGAAACAGACTTTGATCACAGCCACATATCGGGTGGTATATCAAAAATTAATACTGCTGATAATGTATTTGGGATTTTGACAAACAATATGATGCGAGAACGTGGGAAATACCAACTGCAATTGATGAAAACCCGATCTAGTGCTGGTGTAGGACAGAAAATTGAACTTGATTTTGATATAAATTCCCTTCGGATTACTGATGCCGGTGATACATATACTGCCAATTCCCCAACATCTAACGAAATTATGCAGAATTTAAAGACAACTACTAGTGTAAACTCGGACGGAACTGTTCAGACTAGTAGCACAGGTAGGGTATCAGGCAGTATAGATTCCTCTAAAGTTAAAGGCTTACTTGCTAAGATAAAGAACTAAATATCATAATGGAGTCACGCACTAAAGGTATACTAGAAGAGATCATGTCAATTGATATAGAACATGATAAAAAACATATTATTAGAACTAGGGCAGATAACATCATTGAAAGTGCTATCCGAATTATAGAATTAATGGAAGATGCTTACCCCGAAGACCAAGCTGGGGATCTAATCAGAAAAATGCTTAATTCTATTAGAACCAAGGATGTGCGTAAGTTTCAGAGAAGTCTTCAGCGAGTTAATGAGAATTAGTGTGTTTAATGATAAAATTTCAAATGATATTGATCGAATTAAGCAAAAGATATTAAGTCCAGCGACAACCGATGCATCCATATTGGCTTTTGTGTCATCACTTCCTTCTATTAGAAAAATATCCAATTCATATGTTGATTCGTGGAAGGGTAAATACAACGAATTAAAATCACAATACGGTGATGTGCTATCAGATTCTATCTTAGCAATGGAATTGGCATCAATGTTGAATATACAAGAAGCCGATCCCAATATTAGAAAACAAATCCAAGATTTCGTTGACTTGGGAAATATATTGAATAACCAACTAGCTAGAACTAAAATGACTAAAATTATAGCAACATATACTATTAGTCAAGTAACCGAATCAATACCACCAGACGAAGATGTCATTGACTATGGTGGGATATCTGGACCAATGACAACTGGATCAACCCATCCAGTGAGAATAGTAACACATCAGCATAAGAATAGATGGGTTAAATTCAATGATGTTTGGTATTGGGATAAAGATATGGACTTCACATTGGATGTTGAAGTAGAAGAACCTAGCCATATAAGCAATTTAGATAACAACAGAACCGCTAAATCCACCTATATGACATTATATAGAATAAGTCCTATAACATTGGGGAGGGTTAATAAGCAGAAAGTTAGTAAGATGGTTAATAAAGCAATACAGCAAGAATCTAAATATGCATTCATTGATAATTTGGAAGAATCAAGGACATTTAAGCGATTGTCTTTGGTCAGAGGCATGAGTGTTGATGATATCGCTATAAAGGCATTGAATTTCTTATTAGCACTAAAGGTAGTGTATCACGAGGACAAAAAGCAAGCCGCAAGATATGCACAGCAGTTAGTTAANCAACAGAGTTATAGTGGGTTTAAGACTAGCCAACCTGATTTATATAATGTTTTAGTGTTGGTATTCAAACAAGATCAGTATTCAGATTTGGTAAAAGGATCGGATATAACATTGCCTGAATTGCGAATTAAACGGAATTTAAGGATTATGGCATCTGGCAAAGTAGATGAGCGGGATTACAATGAGATGCTGATTATGATGTTGCGAAGATTAAAAGGAGTGGAAAGCATTCATTGGCGCATTCGGCGAAGGATCGCTGATTATTCTGATATGAATTCACATGACAAGGAACAATTGATGCGGTATTTAATGATATTAATGCGAAAAGGCGAACAGGTATACCCCGATTTATACATTGTAATTGAGAGGATTGCGCAAAAATTAAGAATGAGGGCATAGCTTTTTTGCTAAAAAGGATAAATAAAAGTAACGGCGAAAGCCACATAAAATAGATTTAGGAGAATTATTATGCCAGCAGTAACTAAAGTTCATGGAAATCATGGTGCATTTGAGGCAATCGGTCGCGATATTGCGATTTCAACATTCAGCAAAACGGATATGACACAAGCAGAATTAAATTCAGTTTGTCAGTTTATTCAAACTACAAATTCAATCACCGCAGTCGGTGCATTTGAAGCAGGAGTAACAGATGTTGTTACTATCATCACAGAAGGTCCAGCAATCGGTGCAGGTTCTAATTTTGGTAGTGTAACAGGTGTAACCTCGGCTGCACTAGCTAACTACTAAGATATAATTTAGTATTGAAAAAGCCTAGTTTTTTAACTAGGCTTTTTTTATGGCTTAAATATCAACATGACCAAAATATATGAAAGTCCTGATGGTGGTAAAACTGTGTATGAAAGAGAAATGGGTGCGACAAAAAGAACATTAATACAAAGTCCAGTATTTCTGTGGAATGAGTATATGGAGGCACATGATTGGGATGATATTGCAGAAGACCCCAATATACAGAGTGTATTAGAAAGACTAAAAACAGTAGTTGCATTATGCAAAGAATAAAAGCCTACACATTAATTGATATTACCAGTACTGGTGTAATAAGAAACTTTAAGAAAGATTTATTGTATACTGATAACACAGGCAATGTGATTGATACCGAACAAAAATGGTTATTTGCCAGAAGACAACAACGAAATTTTGAGACATTATTGCAACTATTATCATTGCGAATACAACCAATGGACATTGATGGGCCGATTTCAATTGATGATGATATAAACCGTTATGAATTTGGCAAACACTATACAACGAATCATCCGGTATGGATGGTCGAGTTCGGG